CTTGACGAAAACAATGTAGTAACTCAAGTAATTGTTGGTCGGAATGAAGATGAAGTTGTTGATGGCATTTCTGATTGGGAAGCTCATTACGCAGAAGTATATGGACAAGCATGCAAGCGTACATCATATAATTCAATGGGCGGAAAAAAGAGAAACCCAGAAACAAATGAAATGACAGAAGACGCAGGCTTTAGAAAGAATTATGCTGGAATTGGATACACATATGATGAATCACGTGACGCATTTATTCCACCTAAACCTTTTAATTCTTGGATTCTAAATGAAGATACATGCCTATGGGATGCACCTACACCAATGCCAACAGATGGACAATTCTATCGTTGGAACGAGGACAGCCTTTCATGGGACCTAGTATCAATGGAGTAATATAAATTGACACGGGCAAGAGATGTAGCTAACGTTCTCTCCACCGCCACATCTTTGGCGACAGATACGGAGACAGCGGCAGCCATCTCTTCCCATGCAACAGCAGCAAATGGCCATGTAGGTCGTGGAACGACTGCAAATAGACCAGGATCTCCTGCAGTTGGAGATTTATATTTTGATACAACGCTAGATAAATTAATTCAATATACATCAGCAGGATGGGCAGCAATTGCTCCTGTTCCTAATGCTCCAACAAATGTTAGCGCAACTGCTGGAAATGCACAGGCAACAGTTTCATTTACTGCACCAACAAATGTTCCAGTAACATCATACACAGTAACCTCATCTCCAGGCAATATTACAGCATCTGGTGCATCGTCACCTATTACTGTAACAGGCCTGACAAATGGAACTACTTATACTTTTACTGTTACAGCATTAGGATCAAATGGACTTTCTGCTGCATCAGCAGCAAGTAATAGTATTACTCCACAAGATACTATTTCTGTTCAATATTTAGTTATAGCAGGCGGAGGAGGTGGAGGATACGATAGAGGCGGCGGTGGCGGTGCTGGTGGATATAGAACATCATTTGGAACATCTGGAGGAAATTCTTCTGCAGAATCTAATATAACAATAAATGCTGGCACTTCCTATTCTGTTACAGTTGGTGGCGGCGGAGCAGGATCAACTCAGCCAAGCGTTCTAGGAATAACTGGAAGCAATTCAATTTTTTCTACAGTAACCTCCAACGGTGGTGGCGGAGGTCGTGGATCAATAGGTAACGGAGGAGACGGAGGATCTGGTGGAGGAGGAGGACATGATTCAGCAGGTTCTGGCGGAAATCCAGTTTCTAACCAAGGATTTAGAGGCGGACAAGGCGGAACAGGAGGACAATCAAACTCTGGCGGTGGCGGCGGAGCAGGTGCAAGAGGTCAAGATGGTAGCGAAAAAGCACAAAACGTAGGATGTGATGGTGGAGTTGGTATAGCTTCTTCAATAACTGGAAGTTCTGTTACAAGAGGCGGTGGCGGAGGTTCTGGTTGTCCCACAAGAGGTTTTGGCGGTACTGGAGGTGGAGGTAATGGGGGAAATGATACAAGTAGCCCAGAGGCTGGCGTAGCAAACACAGGAGGCGGCGGTGGAGGATGGAGAGGAATTACATCTCCAGCTCAGGGCGGATCAGGTGGATCAGGCATAGTTATTCTTCGCTACCCAGCAAGCAGAACTATAACATTAAGCGCAGGTCTTACTGGTTCTACCTCAACTGTATCAACTGATAAGGTTACTACAATTACGGCGGGAACAGGAACGGTGACATTCGCATAATGGCCAATAAAGATTTTAAAGTAAAAAATAATCTAGTAGTTGGAGATCTAACAGTTGCTGGTCCAATAGTTAGACATACCGATGGAACTCTTATTTCTCATACCGCCCTTCCAATTTCGGCTGGAGGAACAGGACAGACTACTGCAACAAATGCCATAAACGCTCTTCTTCCAGTTCAAACAGATCATATATCTAAATTTTTACAAACGGACGGAACTAATACAGTTTGGGCTATACCAACCTATTCTGAAGTGGCATATGGGGGAGTTGTTCAAAGCGGAAGAAAAACTCTTAATTTAATCGGAGCTCTAGTTGCTGACGATTCAGGAAATAATAGAACTAATGTTACAATTGTAGGGTCCCCATTAGATGTTTTGGACGGAGGGTCTTATGATTCCGTCGCCCCATATGATGGAGGATATTATGATACAGCAAGCTTTACATACACATTTGATGGAGGAACACCCTAATGGCAGTTAACACACAATTACAAGTTCGACGAGGAACGGCGTCTCAATGGACTTCAACTAATCCCACATTAGCTGCTGGAGAATTTGGATTTGAAACAGATACTGGAAAGTTTAAAATTGGTAATGGTTCAACTGCATGGACATCATTATCTTATGCTACGATGTCAGCATCAACTGCTGACACTCTTACTAATAAAACAATTTCTGGATCCTCAAATACTTTAAGCAATATTGGAAACTCATCTTTAACCAACTCAAGCATTACAATTAACGGAAGCTCAGTGTCTTTAGGCGGATCAGTAACAATTACTGGTGAATCATTCCATCCATTCTTGTTAATGGGAACATGATTAAATAAAAATAAGGAGGAAATAAGTGCCAACAACATATAAAGTATTAGCAATGACTGGAGCTGCAGGCAACCACGGAAATGGTGCACAAACGCTAACTGCTACAACAAATACTAATTTGTATACAGTGCCAGCAGCAACTCAAACAGTTGTTTCATCAATTGTTATATGTAATCAAGCAGCAACTGCAGGAACATATAGAATTGCTGTTCGCCCAGCTGGTGCAGCAATAGATAATAGACATTATATTATTTATGATGCTACAGTAGCGGCAAATGATTCAACAATTATGACAATTGGTTTGACTCTCGGTGCGACGGATATAGTTACAGTATATGCCTCCGCAACAACAATGTCATTTTCACTATACGGAAGCGAGATTGCATAATGGGAATTAATAGCGTAAATGCTCAAAATCAAGCAATCTATACTGCTCCTATAATTACACAAACAATTAATACTCAAACTGGAACAACATATACTCCTGTCGCAAGCGACGCAGCTTCTGTTGTTTTGATGAATAATTCTAGTGCAAATACATTTTACATTCCAACAAATGCAGCAGTTGGATATGCAGTAGGAACTGCTTTAAATGTAGTTCAATATGGAACAGGTGCAACAACTATTCAAGCATCAAACTCAGGAACTACAACAATTTATTGTAATGGTTCAAATAATAATAATACTGCAAGCCCTGTATTCAGAGGAAGGTATTCAGCAGCAACATGTCTTAAAATTGCAACAGATACTTGGTTAGTAGTAGGAGATGTGTATTGACATTCAGACCATTTTTATATCCAGGCGTTGGTGCTAAGACAAGATCACAATCTGCTTTTTATGGCAGAAGCACAATGCCTTCAGCTGCAGGTTGGTATTCAGTAGCATATAATGGAAGCACATTTGCTGCTTTAGTTACTGGAACAACAGCTGCCGCAACATCAACAGATGGTGCAACATGGACAGCAAGGACTTCGGCTGGATCTTATAACTGGTCTGGAATGTATGCAGTAGGTGGAACATTCTGCGCTGTCTCAAATGCTGGGTATGCTCAAACATCTACAGACGGAATTACTTGGACTTTAAGAACTTTACCTAGAAGCCATAACTATAGACTTTATGGATATTTTGGTGGAACACAACCAGCATTTTTAGCAATAGGAGATCAATATACTGCTTATTCTTCTAATGGTGGAGTTACTTGGACAGAAGGAACGCTGCCAGAATCATATCAATATTCTGGAGTAGCTTATAATGGAACTATTTGGATGGCGGCAGCAGAAAATCTTGGAGGATGGGTTACAACATCTACAAATGGCACAACATGGAGTGCTAAAAAATATATTCCAGAATTATTTGATATAGATAGAGTAGATAAAAAAGGATTCTATTTGACTGGCCCGTTTGTAATAGGAAACGATTTTTATTTATTTTATCATTATAATCATAGATGGGTATTAAAATCAAGTGATGGCAATACATGGACAAGAGTTCTTAGAAATAATTATAATCCATATTCTCCAAGTGGCGAAGGTGGAGAAGTTTTTTTCAGCGCTCCATACGCCTCATATGCATCAGACGGAACTACATTTACAGCAATTAATGTGTATAATGGATATGGACAAGGAATATTTACAACAAATGATTTTTTAACTTGGCGAAGAAAGTCTTCTCCAAGAAACGACACGTATGGATATGCTTTTCAAGATAGAGTATCAATAGCTGTTGGAGGAGGAAAACTGGCTGCAGTTTTTCCTGCAGGCAGTGGACAATCAGCATGCGTATATGGAACATATTCAAGTGCAGCAAGTAGACCTTAAGGAGATAAAATGAGATACGAGATAGATCAAGATACATTTGCGATAAGCATATTTGAAGACGGACAAGAGATTCCATTTCAATACCAACCACACTATCCAAATGGAGATTCATTTGATTCATTTGAAGAGGCAGAGTCTTGGGCAGTTGCAGCAGTAGCTGCACACAGCCCAGAGGTAAATTTTTATGCTCCAGATGGTAAAAATCATGAGCCAAAACAAAAAATAAATTATAATGCTAGAGCACAGCTTATGGAAAGATTAGGAATTACTGAAGAAGAGGTAAAGCTGCTTTTGCTAGAGCAGTAAAATAAAATGTCGATAAAGCATGCCAGCGAAGAATCAGCTAGAAATAATCCTACATCTAGAATTTTAAGAGGAGCAAAAGTTTCTATACCAGAAGATAAAGTCTCTGGTGTCATAGATGTTGCCCCAGTAATTAGCTCTGTAACTAATGTTGGCTGCACAGCATATGTGACATTTTCTCATACACCAACTACTGGTGGAATTGCAACATCATTTACTGCTACTAGCAGTCCAGGAAACATAACTGCTACAGTTACAGATAATACTAAACCAATTATAGTGACTGGATTAACTGCTAATACTTCATATACCTTTACAGTTACTGCAACAAATAGCGTTAGTCAAAAAACAAGTTCTTCAAGTAGCAGTATAACTACAACTGTTTCAAGCGTTACATCTAACCAAAGCGCAACAGATTTATACACTGTTATGACAACTTTGGCAAATAGCGTAACTACATCTACTCCAACTGCAGGCGGAACATTAACATTAAATGGAGTATCTCTTGGATCATATGACTATGTAATAAAAAGAGGAAATCAAACTATATCAACATTTACAAATTCAGATTGGTTTACCAATACAGCGGACACTAGATCTGCTTTAATTGTTGTTGATGGAGACCTTACAATAAATCGTTTAGAAAGATTTATTCCATCAAATAGAAAATTATTTACTTGTATATATGTAACTGGTAATTTAATTAATAATGGACAAATATTGATGACAGATAGGGGAGCTAATCATTCTGCTACCGCCGCTGGCAACATAAGATTACATACTGGAACATTTACTGGTGTAACAAATCCACAAATTCCTGCCTCTGGCGGAGCAGGTGGAGGAACAGTAACTAGATCTGGCCCACCAACTGGAACAACAAATGCAAACCCTGGATCTGCTGGAACAAATGGTGGAACTGGCGGAGGTTCTGGAGGATGCGCCATTGTCGCTGGAGATGCAACAGGAGTTACAGTAATTGGTGGATCTGGATCTGCAGGAACATCTTTTACTGGCGGAGGAGGCGGAGGTTCAATAATGATTTATGCATCAAGCGGGACGCTTACATCTGGAAATGCAGTAGCAAATGGTGGAGCAGGAGGAAATGCTGGGCCTTCATATACATATGGAGCAAGCGGTGGCGTAGGAAATCCAGCAGGATCATCAAGTCAAGGCGGCACTCAAGGAAGTTACCCATTTGATGCAGGGGATGGAACAGCAGGTTCTCTCTGTATATTTGTTTTGGGGGAATTAAGAGGACAAGGACTCATTCAGTCTAACGGGCATAGCAACATGGGATATCAGTATAATCAATACATGCAGTGTCCAGGAGGATCTGGTGGAGGAGGCTCTGTAACTATATTTTATAAATATGATAATTCATTAATAACACCTACAGCAAATGGTGGTAAGGCTCCTGGACAAGGAGACAGAGACGGCGGCGGCGGAGCGGGAACAGCAAGAAAGTTGGCACTACCATGATAGATATAAATAAAATATATGTATTTCATAATGTTTATGGAGATGCTCAAGATTTGATTGACACGGCTCCAGAAAATGCAGAATTTATTCCATTTGGTTGGACGGAAGAAATAGAAAATAATAGAAATCAATTAATGCAAGAATTAGGCATAGGGGTTTCTGTTTTACCTACAGCAGTAGCTTGGAATAATAATAGAAAATCAACATTTAAAATAAAAAATCCAAATACTAATTTAATTGAAACTATTACGCATGATTTAGAGCCAGGATGGGAAACAATTCCAGTAGGCCTATGGAATCCACAAGACTGGACATGGCAAAAAATAAATAAAGAATTAGAAAAGTTTTAATATCTATTGAAAATTATATTTTCATATAGTAGAATGTATTTATATGAAAAATAAAGATGAGATAACAATTTATTGGTCTCCAGCAGCCTATGTTGCAGATAAAGAATCATGGGCTTTAGCATATGCAGAGCCAGTAAGTTTGATAAATGAGTATAGACAAAATAAAAATTTACAAAATGGTTCTAATAATTTTTTTGCATGCCCAGCGGTAAGCGATATGTTTAAAAATATATATGTCGTGAGACAGCAATTTGATGATAAAATTATTATTTCTGATATAGATAGACACTTTGAAGATAATGAAAAAATAAATGGCGGATCCTTGCTTTCGTCATTTACGCCACGTAAATCTTCTTTAAATAATTATTTTAATATCCAATATAATATGTGCTGGACTTTTTTTGCAGATGAGCCAGTTGTTGCAAGATTTACGTCTCCATACTTTCCTCCGCATTCACCAGCAAAAGGAGCATTGTTAATGTGTGGAGAATTTGATATAGGTTCTTGGTATAGAACATTTAATCTTGATTATCATATTCCTTTAGATACAAAAGAAATGGTTTTTAATCAAAACGATCCACTTTTTTATATTGAATTTAAAACTGATAAAAAGGTCATCTTAAAAAGATATATGCAGTCAGATACTCTTTTTAATATTGGGCGGGAAATGGTAAATTCTCCATCTAACTATGGAAGATTTAAGTCTTTAAAAGAAAAATACCTAATGTCTAAAAAGGCAAAAATGCCAGAGATTATATTGTCTGAGATAAACAAAAACCTAATTGACTAGTCTTTGGCCTTAATATGCCATTCTGATATAATATATATATAATCCAAGGGGGAGAGTGAACCTATGGCAGATAAAGATTTTAAGGTCAAAAATAAGCTATTTGTCAATGGCTTAAATAACGCATCTGGCGTCATTCTCGCTACAAATAATAATTTAGATTCTCATACTACCCTTCCGACCCAATATGGTGGAACTGGAACAACAACATCGCCAAATGCGGGTCAAGTTCTATATTCCGTATCTGGAACATCATATGCGCCAACTACGTTGGCAGATCTTGTTACTGGGTCGAAATATCAATCATCTGCTCCATCATCTCCTGCCGTCGGGCAGATATGGATTGATTCAGATGAAGATGCGACCTCATTTGATCCGAATTTAATTCGTCGTCATCAATTTACAGCAACGGCGGGACAAACAAATTTCGTTACATCAATATCATTCGTAGATGGATTTGAGCAGGTATTCTTCAATGGTCTACTATTGTTAAAAGGAACAGATTATACAACATCTGGAAATAATACTGTTATTCTTTCTACTGCCGCCGCTTTGAATGATATTATCGAAGTATTAACAGTAACTAATCTTAATTCAACAAACACATATACTCAGTCTGAGATAAATGGATATTTGGCGGACAAGAAGACTGAGATATCATCTGCTATTTCAACTGCTACAAATTTGGCGGCGGGATATAGATATTTCGTTACTTCTGCTTCCGCTCTTACATTAACATTACCCTCATCCCCTTCAGTAAATGATCAAATAGACATTTTTGATGCATCTGGAAATGCTTCGACGTATAATATAACAGTAGCCCGTAATGGCAAATTAATCAATGGCAATGCAGGAAATTTTATTATTGACGTAAATGGATCGTGGTACACGCTGGTATTTACAGGTAACACATATGGATGGAAGGTGGCATAATGGCTGATTTAAGAGCATCTGGACTCGGAGGAGTCCCTAAAGGTGAAACAGCCGATAGGCCTGCATCTCCATCAATTGGTGATGTGTTTTATAATGGATCATTGGGATGTTTGGAAATTTATACATCTCAAGGATGGGTAGCATCTTCTGCTCCACCTGCAATTCCAACATCTGTTGTAGCCACAGATCAGGGATCTGGAAGAGCATTTAATAATGGACAGGCATCTGTAGCTTTCAGTGCTGGTTCCAATGGAGGAATTTCCTCTGACTATGAAGTTACTCCAAGTCCAGCAACCACCCCATCATCGTTTACTGGATCTTCAAGTCCAATTATAGTAACTGGATTGCAATCATCTACGCAATATACATATACAGTTAAGTCACGTAATAATTTTGGAACATCTGTTGCATCGACTGCATCTTCAGCAGTAACTGCAACAACAGTTCCAGGAGCTCCAACTATAGGAACAGCTACAAGCGCTGGCGCAGATTCTATATCTTTAACATTTACTGCAGGATCCACTGGTGGGTCTGCAATAACAAATTATAAATATTCTACAAATGGAACAACGTACACAGCACTGTCACCAGAACAAACATCTAGTCCATTAACAATTAGTGGTTTAACTACTGGGCAATCATATTCATTTTATTTAAAAGCAGTAAATGCTAATGGAGATTCTTCTGCCAGTTCTGCAAGCAATTCTGCTACTCCAACTGCACTTTTTGAAATCATGGTAGTGGCAGGTGGAGGTGGAACTTACTCTGGCGGAGGCGGCGCTGGTGGTTTTAGAGTTTTATCAAATCAAATATTAAATACAGGAACAACTTACACAGCAACAATTGGCGGCGGTGGCGCAGGAGGAACTGGGTCTGGTGGTTTAAACGGATCATCTGGATCAAATTCTAGTTTTTCTGGAAGTGGATTAACTACTATCACATCTTCTGGAGGAGGTAGGGGCGGACCCATTAATGCTGATGAGGCAATGAGCGGAGGATCGGGTGGTGGAGGTGGTAGAGCTAGCGTTGGAGAGTGGAGCAATAAAGCAGGAAACGTAGGTGGCTACACTCCTGCAGAAGGAAATCAGGGTGGTAAAAATCGTGGTGCAGATCCTTATAATGGAGGCGGCGGCGGAGGCGCAGGTGGCGCAGGTGAAAATGCAACAACTACTACAACAGCAAATGCTGGCGCTAAGGGCGGTGTAGGAAATTCCTCCTATTCTTCTTGGGGTGCTGCAACGTCAAGCGGCGAAAATGTCGGTGGAATTTATTATTATGCTGGAGGAGGAGGAAGCGGTGGTGATGGAGGCAATTCTCCTAGAGGCTTAGGTGGAGACGGCGGCGGTGGTGATGGTGCTTATAATGGTGTTGGAAGTTCTGGAATGTCCAATACTGGCGGTGGAGGAGGCGGAGGAGGAAATGCCGCAGGTGGCTCTGGAGGAAGTGGAATTATTATAATTCGTAGAGAAGGCTCATATACAGCTACATCTACAACAAATTCTCCAACAAGATATGAATCTGGTGGATATACATACTATAAATTTACTTCAACTGGGACTATAACAATCTAATGTCCAGAATCAGAGATATAGCAAATCTATTTAGTGCAAATACAGATGCGGCAACTGATGCTGAAGTTACCGCCGCAATTTCTGCACATAATACATCTGCTAATGGACATGTAAAGAGAGGAAATACTGCTTCTCGTCCCGCCTCTCCTTCTGCTGGTGATGTTTATGCAAATACTCAAACAGGACTTATAGAGATGTATACATCTTCTGGATGGTCTTCAATTGGAGTAATTCCAAACGCTGTAACAATTGGAACATCTTCAGATATTGGAACAAATATTGCATATGGATCAGGATCAGTATCAGTTCCATTTACCGAAGGAGCAGTTGCTGGAACAACATATACAGCAACATCTAGTCCTGGATCAATAACAGGGTCTGCTTCATCTTCACCAATAACTGTTTCTGGATTAACTCAAGGCACAGCATATACTTTTAGCGTAGTTGCAACAAATTCATATGGAAATTCTGTAGCAAGTTCAGCATCAAATTCGGTTACTCCAACTTCTGTTCCACAAGCGCCAACGATAACTTCGGTTACAAATATTGGAGGGGTGTCTGGAGGAGCTATTTCAGTTGCAATATCTTCAAATGCAACTGGTGGAAAATCTATTACCTCATACACAGTAACATCAAGTCCTGGTAATATTACCGCAACAGGCACTTCGCCAGTAACTGTAACTGGCTTAACAAATGGCACATCATATACATTTACAGCTGTAGCAACAAATGAAAATGGAAATTCAATCTCATCTTCAGCAAGCAGCAGCATAACTCCGTCAGTAGGAACATCTTCAGTCGACTATCTTGTTGTGGCTGGCGGCGGCGGTGGAGGATCTATAAATGGAGGAGGCGGTGCTGGTGGCTATAGGACTGCAACAAGTTTTGCAATTACTCCAGGAACATCACTTACAATAACAGTTGGTGCAGGAGGTAATAGAGGTTACAATGGAGGAGGAACTGGAGGACATGCAGTTCCAAGTAATGGAAGTAATTCGGTTTTTTCAACTATTACATCTTTAGGTGGAGGATCTGGTGGTCATAGAGATGACAATGGAAGTGTTAAAGAAGTTCAGTCTGGAGGATCTGGTGGTGGCGGCAGACAACCCGTTGGAACTCCAACACCCTCTACTTTAGGTGGATCTGGAACAGCAGGTCAAGGAAATAATGGAGGATCTGCTGCTAGTAACGCTGGCGGCGGTGGCGGCGGTGGTGCTGGTGCTGTAGGTGGAAATGCTTCAGGAACAACTGGTGGTGCTGGTGGCGCTGGAACGGCTAGTTCAATAACTGGATCTTCTATAACTTACGCAGGTGGTGGCGGTGGTGCTGGCACAGCAACAGCTGGAGCTTCAAGCTCAGGTGGTGGAGGAGTTGGTTCTAGACTAAATAATCCTACTCAAGTCGCTGCCTCTGGAACAACAAATTTAGGTGGCGGCGGTGGCGGCGGTGGATATAGTGGAGATGTCGCAGCAGGTGCTGGTTCAGGCGGATCTGGAGTTGTTATAATTGCTTACTCAAACAGTTATCCAGCCCCATATTTAATTAGTGCTGGATTAACTTACGATACTCCAAGTCGTGCAGGATATAGAGTTTATAGATTTACAGCTGGAACAGGGACAATACAGTTTTAATATGAAGGAATTAATATAATGGCTAAAATAATTAAAGTATGGGACGGAACAGAATGGCAAACCGTTGGTGTTGCTGCTGCTCTTCCTTCCGCCTTTAATGTAGTTCAATCAGCAAATGGAACTCTATCTGCTGGCCGTAATTATTTTGTAGATACTACTGCTGCTAGGACTCTTACTCTTCCCGCCTCTCCTTCTGTAGGCGACACAATTACAATTTACGATGCTTCTGGGACGGCGGCAACAAATAACATAACAATAGCCAGAAACGGCAGTAATATTAATGGAGTAGCAGATAATGCTATAATAGATGTAAATCAAGCTAGCTCAACATTTGTATATACAGGAGCGACGGTAGGATGGAGGTTTGACTAATGGCAATTAGAAAATCATCTATATCAGGAACACCTTTTGGTCAAACAGCAGACAGACCTTCATCTCCATCAATTGGACAAACATTTTATAATGGCACAAATGGATTACTAGAAATTTATACAGCAGGAGGATGGATGGCAGTTTCTGGAGCAGCTTCTCCAGTTCCAACATCTGTAGTTGCAACAAATCAAGGGTCCAGCAGAGCGTTTAATAACGGTCAAGCATCTATCGCATTTTCGGCAGGCACTGGCGGAGGTATAGCATCAGAATATGTAGTTACGCCATCTCCTGCAACATCTCCAACGACATTTAGCGGAGCCTCATCTCCAATTACTGTAACTGGACTTCAATCATCACAACAATATACATATACAGTACAATCAAGAAATAATTTTGGGACTTCTTTAGCATCAACTCCCTCATCAGGAGTTGCTGCAACAACCGTGCCACAGGCTCCTACAATTGGAACTGCAACATCAGGTGATGCACAGGCATCTGTTACATTTACAGCAGGAGCAACTGGTGGCTCTGCTATAACTTCATATACCGTAACTTCATCTCCAGGAAATATTACAGCATCTGGTGCATCGTCACCAATTACTGTAACTGGCCTGACAAATGGAACTGCTTATACATTTACAGTTACTGCAACAAACGCTAATGGAACTTCTACAGCAAGTTCTGCAAGTAATTCAATTACACCATTAGCTCCAATATCTGTAGATTATATAGTTGTCGCTGGTGGAGGATCATCTGGTTATTCTAATGGAGGAAACTATGTTTCAGGCGGCGGCGGTGCTGGCGGATATTTAACTGGATCACTTTCATTATTTAAACAAACTTCATATACAATTACAGTAGGAGCGGGAGCAACAGCAAAAGATGCATCGTCTCAAGGTCCTGGATCACAAGGATCAAATTCAACATTTGCAACAATAACTTCTACAGGAGGAGGTTATGGAGCTACTGGTAGTGGCGGTCCAGGCGGTTCTGGTGGCGGAGGCGGACCAGCTAATCAATCTGGTGGTGCAGCATCACCTGCTGGTCAAGGATATCCTGGAGCAAGTAATGCTTACACAGGAACAAGCGGATATGCAGGCGGAGGTGGAGGAGGTGCTGGTGGAGCGGGACAACCTGGACCATCAGATGGCGCTGGCGCAGGCGGAGTAGGTAGAAATACTGAGTCTGCATGGTTATCAATAGTTTCTGCTGGTTCTGGAGGATACCTTGCTGGTGGCGGTGGAGGCGCAACATGGAATGCTAATAAAGTCGGCGCAGGCGGCGCAGGCGGCGGCGGCGCAGGCGGAGGTAACTCAACGAATACAGCAGTTTCTGGAACAACAAATACTGGAGGCGGCGGAGGCGGCGGAGGAAACGGATTTATTGGAGGTAATGGTGGATCTGGCATAGTAATTATTAGATATCCAGATTCTAATGCTGCTGCTTCTTCTACCACTGGATCTCCATCTACATTTACTTCTGGCGGATACAGATATTATAAATTTACTTCAAGTGGAAGTATAATTATTTAATCATTGATTTTTTTTATTTAATATAGTATATTTAATACATGAAAATAGCAGTATATACAATTGCTAAAAATGAAGAACAATTTGTAGAACGTTGGTATAATTCTGCAAAAAATGCTGACTATTTATTAATTGTAGATACTGGATCTAGTGATAATACTATTACTGCCGCCAAAAATCTTGGCATAAATGTTGTAAGTATAAATGTAAATCCGTTTAGATTTGATGACGCTAGAAATGTTTCCTTATCCCTACTTCCGCCAGATATCGACTACTGTATCGCTCTTGATATGGACGAGATTCTTGTCGACGGCTGGCGAAAACATCTAGAAAAAGTTAATCCTAATACAACCCGCCCAAGATATAGATTTGTTTGGAATTGGAACGAGGACGGCAGTCCAGGGTTAGAATTTTCTGGAACAAAGATACATTCAAGAAATAACTATAGATGGAAGCACCCAGTTCATGAAATTGTGCATTGCTATTCAGGGCAGGAAATAGAAGAATGGATAGGGTTAGAAATTCATCATCATGCAGATAATTCTAAATCAAGAGGACAATACTTGCCTATGTTAGAAATGTCTGTAAAGGAAGATCCCAATGATGATAGAAATTCATTTTACTATGCCAGAGAGCTTTTCTTTTATAGAATGTATGATAAAGCAGCACAAGAATTTAAAAGGCATCTATCTTTGCCTTCCGCCAAATGGGCTCCAGAACGTGCACAATCTATGAGGTATCTTGCACAATGTGAGCCAGATAATAGGTTGACATGGCTCATAGAGGCATCTGAACTATGCCCAGATAGACGTGAACCATACTGTGATCTTGCAAAATATTATTATGAAAAAAATATGTGGAGCGAATGCAAACAGGTATGCGATAAAACTTTGTCAATTTTAGAAAAACCTATGGACTATCTTTGTGAGGCGGAGGCATGGGGATGGCTACCATATGACTTAAAAGCAATAGCAGAATATAATTTAGGCAATCATAAAGAAGCTTTTGAGGCGGGTCAAAAAGCCTACTCAATAAATCCAGACGAAAGGTTAGCATCTAATTTAGCCTATTATAAAAAGGCTTATAAGGCTGAAGATGCTATAATGTAAAAATGGGCACAACAGGCAAAGGTTTTAGATACCCTCAATATTCAGATACTCCAGACATTCCAAGAGACCTGAGTTATCTTGCGGCAGATGTTGATGCATATTTAGATGCACATCCTGGCCCTACTGGTCCAACAGGTCCAACAGGACCAACAGGCGCAACTGGCGCACCAAGCACAGTAACTGGACCAACTGGTGCAACAGGCGCAACAGGCGCTACAGGACCAACTGGCGCTACAGGCGCTACAGGCGCTACAGGTCCAACGGGTGCAACAGGCGCAACTGGCGACACAGGATTAACAGGCGCTACAGGACCAACTGGTTTAACTGGCGAAATAGGTCCAACAGGACCAACTGGTGCAACTGGACCACAAGGTGCAGGCGTAACAATTCTTGGATCATATCCAACACTAGCAGCATTACAATCAGCACATCCAACTGGAAATTTGGGAGACGGATATGTTGTAGGAATGGATTTATATGTTTGGAATGGAACTACTTGGTTAAACGTTGGACCACTTCAAGGACCAACAGGTTCACAAGGTCCAACAGGACCAACTGGCGCAACTGGTGATACTGGTTTAACTGGCGAAACTGGTCCCACAGGTCCTACTGGTGCTACAGGACCAACAGGCGCAACTGGTCCCACAGGTCCTACTGGTGCAACAGGAGATACTGGTCTGACAGGTTCACAAGGTCCAACAGGACCAACTGGCGCAACTGGTGATACTGGTTTAACTGGCGCAACTGGTCCAACAGGACCAACGGGTGCAACTGGCGCAACAGGTGCTCCCAGCACAGTAACTGGTCCAACGGGTGCAACTGGTGCAACTGGCGCAACTGGTCCAACAGGACCAACAGGCGCAACAGGTGCTACAAATTCTAATGCATATTTAAATGGAATGACTACTGCATCTAATAGAGTATTTTATAACACATCTGGAACAAATCCAACAGCACAAGCAGCAGGCGATATCTTTATACATCACGAGGCCTAATCATGGTAAGCAAATTATATGATGGCTCTAACTGGAAAAATATAAACGGATTAAAATTATACAATGGTTCCGCCTGGAAAAATGCAGTAAGAGGTTGGATGTGGAATGGATCTGCATGGAAACAATGGTATCCAGAATATCCAATAAATACGGCGGCGCCAACAGTTTCTGGAACAGCTACACAAGGAAATACTCTTTCTTGTACAACAGGATCTTGGAACTCTAATCTAGCATACTCACCAGCGTCATACTCCTATCAGTGGAGACGTGGATCAAGCGACATATCTGGTGCAACTAGTTCTACATATAGCACAGTTGTTGCAGATGTTGGAAATGCAATATCTTGTAGAGTAACCGCAACAAATAATAGAGGATCTACCCCAGTAATATCTAGTAATTCAATTACTGTAACTAGTGCTGCTGTAACAAATGTTACAGCGCCAACTACTGGAGGTAGCACATTTTTAGGCGGAACAGCAACAGTTACAACAGGAACATGGAATGGTAATCCAAACTCTTATTCATATCAATGGTATAACGCAAGTAACGGAACAGCAATATCTGGAGCTACATCCTCATCACTAACAATCCCAGCATCTGTAGTTGGAGCATCTGTATGGTGTCTAGTTACTGCTACAAATACATCGACAGGATCTTCAGCTTCTGCATATAGCAGTTCATTTATTGCATTGCCAACGGTAACAGGTTTGTCAGTATCTGATTCAACAATTACCCCAGGAGCACCGTCTTCAGTTAGCGTAACAGTTACTGGACAAACAACTGCAAACGTATCTTGGGGAGCAGGAACAAACATATCTTTTTATGATGGATATTCATCTGTTGGAACTTTAACAAATAGAAATGATAGTACTAGAACTGCAAATGTTGTAAGCGGTACTGCAGGAACTTCCTTTACTGTTTTTATAAGATCTGCAAATTTTAATGGTCGTGTTACTGGAAGCTGGAATGCAATATCTGGATCACACACTACAGTTACATATTATATTTATGTAGATGGAAGTTTTATTACTACTACAACTTCTAATTCTTATACATATACAAAAGGAAATACTTCAGGAAGCACATCTTTTCAAGTGGTGGCATATGTGGGAGGCTCGCAAGGATCTTCACAATCAGGTTCTGTTAGTTTAACTACTAAGTATTCAGGATATACAAGTGGATCTGGAACTTTTCAATCTGCAGCAGTAGCGCCATCTACCCCAACAAATGGTGGAGGAACGTATCAGCTTCCTTCGTCTGGAAATAATTTTAATTATATAACAAATGCTACTTTTACATCTTCGTCTTCTGGAACAACTCCAATTACTTATAGTTGGACAGTGTATTCATCAGACTTTAATACTGGACCATGGTCTCTTAGAAATTCAGGAACACTTTCTTCTAGCAGCTTATCCACAACTTTAAATATTCCCCAGCAAGGATGGGATTCTGATTCGTATGGTTCGTGGGCACAATATAATGTAACTGCATCAAATAGCGCTGGAAGTAGCGGAACATTAACATGGGTGATTTAATGGATAACATAGATAAAATAAAAGTGTTGTCTGCTAAAATAAATGCTATAGAAATAGGATTGGAATGGCTTGCTGAAAATAATTCAACTGGCCCTATACCAAATGGCAAGATGTCAACAGAGCAGCAAATCTCTAATTTGATATCTCAAAAAAATGCCTTACAACAAGAAGTTGATAGGCTAAATAATATATAGGAGGAATAATGGCAACATATACACAACTTACAGATGATGAAAAGGCTCAGATTAAGATTGCAGCAAAACGTAATCTTGAATATCAGATGTATGCTCTTGAGGTTGAAGTAATTGCAGAAAATGCAAAGACATCACCAGACGCAGCAAAAGTTTCTGAACTAGAAGATCAGATTGCTGAGAAGCAGGCTCAAATAGCAGCAATTGTCTAATGTCATATAAAGCATCTATACTATACGATTATCCAATAGCTTATTATCCATTGGATGATTTAACAACTGTGGATTTGGTAAACGATTATAACGATTTCCTGTCACAGTTTTCGTCGTATCAAGATGTTTTAGATAATGTTTCTTCATATGCAAATATTTATGGAGATATTGTGTATGATCACTCTGGATGTGAAAATGATGGCAATTATATAGGAGATCCAGAATCTGAAATTCTTCCTATAGTAATTGGAAATGGACGAGCTACAAAAATAACAAACAATAACTCTATTGTATATAACTTAATAAATGATTATACTGGTGGTGCATAATGCTAGGTAAAAAATACTATTCGGATAATGAATTTACAATAGAATTCTGGCTTTACCCACAAATAACTTCTTCTAATGAAATTCCATTAGTAGGAGATTCAACAGAAGATGTTGGAGTATTCTATCAAAAAGGAAATATTCTATTTAAACTAGATACAGATCTTTTAGAATATACGCTACCATCAACCAATAAAGTATTTCATATAGCCTGCGTGTATTCAGTTACTGCAGCAACAATATACATAGATGGAGAGCTGGTTAAGTTTAAGTCTTTATCTGATTTTGAATTTACAAATACCGATTTAAATTTAATAAGCGGACCAACACCGTCATCGGCGGATTCATTCTTAATAAATAGCGTAGCAATCTATAGATATGCTTTATCTCAAAACCAGATATCTTATCACTTCTCACAAGGACAAGGACTTCCAGCAATTCAAATTGCTGACCCATCAGGCGGAGAATTATTTGAAATGTATGATGACGAAATGTCGTCTTTATATAAATTTACTTATCCTGAAAGTAAAGGTTGGGAAGAATTAGTTACAACTGGATTAACCCATAATCAATCTTTAGATTGTCTTGAGGTTACAGAAACAGATACAGCAAACGCAAGCACAGTAATAGTTGAGGATTTTATTTCTATTCCAACTACCGCTACATTTGACTCGTCTAAAATAGAATGGGACGGGGATAATGGAATTACAATACAGGCAAGCACAGATGGTACAACATATAACCCATGCATTAATGGACAACAAATTCCTGGATACACTTTAAATAGTTTTGCCTCTACTGGAAAACTGTATTTAAAAATTACATTCACATCTTCAGATACTTCAAGGTACATACCAAGATTATTTAAATTAGATGTATTGTTCTATAATAATCAAACAAGATATTCCTACAATGGATCTGGATATATGAGTACTTTAGAAGAAGAGTCTGCAATTTCAGATTATAGAATAACTCTTGGAAAATTGCCTTATGACATTTTATCTAGAAATAGTAGAAATGGACTTAGAACGGTAGTAGACTCTGGATTTGAAATTACGACAGATAAGGGTGTCAGAACTATAGAATTCTTTTATACCCCCGCCGCTTTAACTGATAGCGGTCTACTTTCAACCACATCTACAAACGGATATGGAGCTTCGTCAATACGCTGGAGCAATTCGGGGACAATGTCTAAAACAGACATTTCAGCTATATACGTAAATGGGGTAAATAAAACCTCAGAAACAAATGTTTCCAATGTATTTAAGGCAAATCAATTACACCACGTTATAGTGGTATTCAGCTCGGCGGTATCAGGAGATATTAGATTTAATTATTCAACAAATGGATCCGTCTCTGCCCTGTACCAGTATATAACTTTATACGAAACAGCCTTTAATTCTACACAAGCAAATGCTAATTATGACCTATATATTCGTAAGCAGACCTCATCCATAACCGATACTTCGGTATTGACGGTGACAGAAGATGGGGTAGATTCATATAATAATGACTGGCTTGTGATACAAAACGTATAATTTTGTCATTTTGAGTGACAAAAAGCTGGACTTAGGCATATGAAAGTGGTAAAATAAATCCATATGGATATAAAAAAAAGCAGCGTTAAGGTAGGACCAGAAGAAACTACCCTTGGAATTTATGTTTGGGAGATGCCAGACGGACGGTGGATAGGCGATGACGATGGCAATTTCTTATCTATAACATCTATGAAAGGCAATAGATCTCGTATTGATGCTCTTTCTAGAGAGGTAAGATCTTATGGCATTTATGAAGGCAAGCCTTTGTTCTTGTCAGGGCGGCGCAAAATTGATGATGAAGAATTTGAGTATCAGCAACAAAGATTAAAGTGGGGGCTAACACCAGATCCTCTAGACATTGGAGTTTATAAAGAAGAAACAAGGAAGGCGCAAAAGCATGGGAATGTTTGAAGATAAAGAAGAAAGTCTAGACACAGGCGTACATGCGCTTACAGCGTCTGACTTCCACATACCATCAGCTAATGTAATTAAGACAAATGATGCCTTTATGGTATCTGGCGATGAATTGCAAAAGATTGCAGGTCTTGGATCTACATTCCGTCGTAAAATGAATCGTACAATTCAAAAGCGATTTGTAGGTATTGACGGGGCGGAAACACAGCAGAATCTTCTTGCACAGGCTATTACTGGCTATGCAATGTTTGATCTTATTGAGCCTCCATATAATCTTGAATATCTATCACATATTTATGAAATCTCTCCATACAACTATGCAGCAATTAATGCTAAAGTCTCAAATATTGTAGGTCTTGGTTATGACTTTATTGAGACACGTAAAACAATGGATGCAATTGATGGCATTGATAATGATACACAGTTAGAGCGGGCTCGTAGAAAGCTTGATAGACTTCGTCAAGATCTACATGAGTGGCTAGAAGATTGCAACGAAGAAGAAACATTTAAAGAAACTCTTATTAAATTCTACACAGACGTAGAGGCTACAGGAAATGGATATTTAGAAATTAGCAGAACTACTTCTGGTAAGATCGGATATATCGGACATATCCCATCAAAGACAATGCGTGTCCGCCGCCTTCGTGATGGATTTATCCAATTGCTTTATGGCAAGGCTGTGTTCTTCCGTAATTTCGGAGATCAGGAAACCCCTAATCCAATTGCGGACGGCAGCGACAGACCAAACGAAATTATTCATTTTAAGAAATATACACCACGCAATAATTACTACGGAATTCCAGACATCGTAGCAGCATCAAATGCTATGGCTGGAAACGAGTTTGCTGGCAAATATAACCTAGATTATTTTGAGAATAAAGCAGTGCCACGATATATCATTACAGTAAAGGGAGCAAAACTTTCTACAGAGTCAGAGCGAAAGCTTCTGGAATTTTTCCAAGTTGGTCTTAAAGGAAAGAATCACCGCTCACTCTATATCCCTCTTCCAGCCGATAGCCCAGATTCTAAGGTTGAATTTAAGATGGAGCCAGTTGAGGCGGGAGCACAAGAGTCGTCATTTAATATATATCGTCAGTCTAACCGTGATGAAATATTAATGGCACATCGTGTCCCAATTTCTAAAATTGGTAGCCCTCAAGGAATTTCTTTGGCAAATGCCCGTGATGCAGATAAAACATTTAAAGAGCAGGTGTGCCGCCCAGTACAAGATATTCTAGAAAAGAAATTAAATAAATTAATTGAAGAAATGACAGATGCCCTTCAAATTAAATTTAATGAGTTGGCCCTTACAGATGAGGATACTCAGTCAAAGATTGATGAGCGTTATTTAAGAATGCAGGTAATTACCCCTAATGAAGTTAGAATTCGCAAGGGTATGGTACCAATGGACGGTGGCGATGAAGTGGTTGAATTAAAGCCACAACAGCAGGCGGAAGCAAGAGCCCAGGCTGGAAATACCAGAACCAGAGATCAGCAGAGAGATAATAATTCCCCAGATATTTCAGGGGAAGCTAGAAATCCTCAAGGCGAAGGCAGACAAGTAGACTAATACTACTCAACTGATTATTTGCCTTATATATAATAACGTTATAAAATTAAGCATATGAATATTGAAAAATCTCTATGGTCATCTAGTGGCGACAATATCAATTTGTCCGTGCCATTTACAAAAGTCAATCGTGAAAAGCGCACCGTTTCTGGTTTTGCTACGCTAGACAATCTTGATCAAACTGGAGATGTCGTAACACAAGAAGCATCACTCAAAGCATTCGAATCTTTCCGTGGAAACATTCGTGAGATGCACGGATCAAATGCTGTTGGCAAAATGGTTTCATTTAAGCCAGAGACATATTACGATCCAGAAACAAAAGAATTTTATAATGGCGTTTATGTAGATGCTTACATTTCAAAAGGCGCACAAGATACATGGGAAAAGATTTTGGACGGAACCCTACAAGGATTCTCAATCGGCGGAAAGATTATTGATTCAGAGAACGAAGTAAACAAGTCCACAGGTAAGCCAGTAAGATTTATTAAAGAGTACTCACTCGTAGAACTATCAGTTGTAGATTCTCCAGCAAATGAACTATGCAGCATCTTGTCAATTCAGAAGATGAATGGTCAATTGCTATTTAAGGGAATCGCAGCGGAGACAAAAGTAGAAAACATTTTTTATTGCGAAGACAGTGATTCTGTATTTATGTCAACAGAGGCAGAATATACATCACCAGTTTCTGGTAAGCCTGCAACTTTGATTGGTTGGGTTGAATCAAATGATGCAAACAAAGCAAAGGAAATAGATAGAATTCTTGATTTACACAAGTCAAGATTAACGTTGCCTGATACAAACAAAATTGCAAAACAGGCAAACGCAGAAGGAGGTAATGAAGTGTCAGAAAACACAGA